AGGTAGGTTGCGTGTATATGCTACACTCATTAATTGTAATGAGTCTGGAGCAGAAGCCACTGCTGCCGCAAGGGATGCATTGGCATAATAGGTTTTGGGGTAGTTCATTAGTTTGGGCTACCCCTTTATCTTAATTTTGGATATGATATGGCTACAACCTTTATTACATTAGTTAATGATACACTAAGACGTTTAAATGAAGTAGAACTAACTGCTACTGATTTTTCTACGGCTTCAGGGTTTCGCGCTCAAGTTAAGGATGCTGTAAATGCTTCTTTACAAGAAGTATCTCAAAAAGAATTTGAATTTCCTTTTAATTTTACCTCTGCTTCTCTTACTTTAACAGCAGGTACGGCTGAGTACTCACTCGCCTCTGATTTTAAAATAGCAGATTGGGATAGTTTTCGCATTGCTAAAGATGATGATATAAACGCAGATGCAAGAACACTACGACTAATAAACTACGATACATTTTTAGATAGATTTTATGAAAGGGATGGTAATGCAACATCTTCTGATTATACCACTCCTGTTCACATCTATAGAACACTTTCAAACAAAGCAGGGTTTACACCATTACCCGATAAAGCGTATACAGTAAATTATAATTACTTTGCGTTTTCAACTGATCTTTCAGCATCTACAGATACAATGTCTGTTCCTGATCAATTTAAACACGTTGTTATAGATGGTGCATTGTACCATACCTATATGTTTCGTGATAATGCTCAACAGGCAGCAATTACAAAACAGAAATTTGAGGAAGGTGTAGAGCGTATGCGTACCCTTCTCGTTAATAGGTTTACAGATGTTAGAGATACAAGAGTGGGGAGATTAATAGCAGTACCACATGGTTCATTCTAATGACAGACGCATTAAAAGACGTTACAGTACTTTCCAGAGGAGGGTTATTTACTAATGAAGATGCTTTAGCATTAGCAGGTTCTAATCCAGGTGCTGCACTTCGTATGTTAAATATGGAGATATCTCAATTTGGTGGATACCGAAGAATTAGCGGATATACTTCATATGACTCTACTTATGGAACTGTTTCGGGTATTGGAGAAGTTGTGGGATTATGGATACTTGATGGTACTCCATATGCCTGTAGACGCAATGATGGCGATTATACTGGGTCTTTAGGATCTAATCCTTTTACTACTAGTAGTGGCAGTGCAACTATAACCGTAGCTCATACTAGTCATGGATTAGCAGTAAGTGACAGAGTTATTTTTTCGGGTTCATCTGCTGTAAACGGAATAACGCCAAACGATGTAGAAATGACAGTTGCTTCTGTTGTTGATGCTAATAGTTATACAGTTGCATTTACGTCTAACGCTAGTGGTGCAGGTAGCGGAGGAGGTAGCTCAGTAACATTTAAGTATTTTGATGTATCTGCTGCTAAAACTCATTCTTTAGGTGCAAACCCTTTTGTTGTTACTGATGAAAGTGCAACAATAACAGTAACACATACTGCTCATGGATTGTCTGTAGGTAACTATGTTACATTTTCAGGTAGTTCTGCTGTAGGAGGTATAACTCCAAACTCAGTAGAAATGAAAATCGTAACTGTAGCTGATGCTAATACTTATACAGTTACTTTTACTTCTGCAGCAACAAGCGGTGCTACAGGAGGTGGCAGTTCAGTAACTGCTAAATATAGTCAGTATTATACAATTTGGAAATACAATACAAGTGGTTGGACTAGAGTACATTCTTTTAGATCTTCTATAGAGATACCAAAAATAAGGCATACATTAAATTCCTTTACAGGTACTGAGGCAGTTATAATTTGTGATGGGGTTAATACTCCAGCAAAGTATTCTGGAAGTACTTTTAGTAGCCATACTACAGGAGATGATGCTAGTCCTTTAGGGGCTGCTTTTAGTACAGATTTTAAAAATCATCAGTTTTATGCAGGATTTCCAACAACGGCATTAGGACCAAATAAATTACTTTATAGTGAACCAAATACAGATAATAGATTTAGATCTGCTAGTGGTTCTGGAACTATTAATGTTGGTTTTAATATAACAGGTCTTGCAAAGTTTAGAGATGCTTTATATGTTTTTGGTAAAGATAAAATAAAAAAATTAACAGGTTCTTCTGCGTCAGATTTTGCTCTTGCAGAAGTAACAGATAATATTGGATGTATTGCAACAGACAGTATAATAGAAATAGGTGGTGACGTATTATTTCTAGCCTCAGATGGTATTCGTCCTATTCAGGGTACTGCTAGAATTGGTGACGTAGAGCTTGAAACGGTATCTAAACCAGTACAACAATTACTACAAGCATTACCTAGTACTCACGATTTAAGTAATATGTCTTCGGTTGTTATTAGAAATAAATCACAGTTTCGTTATTTCTTTCCTAAGACAACGACTTCAGCTGCTGATACAGCAGGAATAATAGGAGGTCTTAGATTTGCAGATAGAAGAATTGGTTGGGAGTTTGGAGAATTATTAGGTATAAGAGCATTTGTAGCAACAAGTGGATTAATAGATAATGTTGAGTATGTTCTTCATGGTGACGCAAGTGGTGAAGTATTTAAGCAGGAAAGTGGAAGTACATTTAATACTGCTGATGTTGTTTCTGTTTACGCAACGCCTTTTTTATATTTCGATTCTACCGAAAAACGCAAAATATATCAGCATATTTCATTATTTACCAGACCAGAAGGATCGTCTACAATTAACTTAGGTATAGCCTATGATTGGGATGATCCTAATGTTCCAGATCCAAGTACATACTCATTAACAACAGCAGGAGCATTAGCAAGATATACGACAACAGGATCTACTTATGATACTACTTTTACCTTTGACGGTTCTTCTAGTCCAGTATTAGAATCAAATATTCAGGGATCGGGTAGGGCGATCTCATTAGTTATAACATCGACAGGAACCCAATCTCCCTATAGTATTAGTGGGTTTTCTATAACTTATCAAGATGCAGGATACAGATAATGGCAGGATATACCAGACAATCAGCAGCACAAATAGTTAGTGGTGAGGTTATTTCCGCAGCACCGCTTAATGCAGAATTAAACCAAGTACTAGCAGCCTTTAACGAATCTACAGGTCACTCACATGATGGTACGTCAGCAGAAGGACCACCTATAGATAGAGTAGCAGATGCTGATCAGAATAACAAAATACTTGTAGATACTTCTAATAACCATTTAGAATTTTATACAGAAGTTAGTTCTTCTTCTGTTCAACAAGTTCGTATCCAAGATGGATCTATTCTCCCTATAACAGATAATGATATAGATTTAGGTGGTGCATCAAATGAATTTAAAGATTTGTATTTAGATGGTACTGCACATATAGATACACTTGACATTGACGAAAATGCAACAATAGCTGGTACATTAGCTGTTACTGGTGCGCTTACTGGATCTAGTACCGTTCAAGGAACTACAATAACTGCTACAACTGCATTTGTTCCAGATGCTTCTGACGGTGCTGCATTAGGTACTTCATCATTAGAATTTAGTGATCTGTTCCTTGCTGACGGTGCAGTAATTAATCTAGGTGATGATCAGGATGTTACATTAACTCATGTAGCAGATACTGGTATCTTATTAAATGGTACAAATAAAATACAGTTTAATGATGCTTCTCAGTTTATTCAGGGTTCTAGTGCTACTGTATTATCTCTAGGTGCAACAGATGAAATAGATCTTACAGCTACCACAATAGATATAAATGGTATAGCAGATATTAGTGGTAATATAGCCATAGGTGGAAATGCAACTATAACAGGAACAACAACTACTACTGGAGTAGTAACAGCAAATAATAATGTAGTTGTTAGTAGCACTAATCAATTACAATTTGGCGATAGTGGAACTTACATACATCAATCTGCTGACGGAGTTTTAGATTTAGTATCGGATACTGAAATAGAAATAAACGCAACTACTGTAGATGTAAATGGTGCAGTGGATATTAGTGGAAATACAACTGTAGGTGGAACACTTACTTCTACTGGTAAGATTACTGCTGATGCTGGTATTGATATAGATAATTTTAATATTGATGGTACAACTATAGCATTATCTTCTGGTGATATGACATTAGATGGTGCAGGGGATATTTTACTTGATGCAGCAGGTGAAGAAGTTATATTTAAAGATGGAAGTACTAATGTTGGTCATGTTAGTATGGATAGCGATAATCTGACAATTAAATCACTTGTAAGCGATAAAGATATAATCTTTCAAGGTAACGACGGTGGATCAGGTATTACTGCATTAACACTAGATATGTCAGAAGCAGGAGCAGCTACATTTAACTCTTCCGTTACTGCTACTGCACTTAGCGTAGGTGACGGTAATATAACTAATGTAGGCGATATTGCTCTTGATTCTATATCTGCTGATGATACTGATATTAATGTAGCAGTAACAGATAACTCAGCAACTGCATTTACAATTAAACAAGGATCAGATGCTTATCTTATTGTTGATACAGCTAATAGCAGTGAGTCAGTATCTATCGGTACAGGCGTATCTGGTACTGCAATAACAATAGGACATGGTACTTCTGAGGTAACTATAGGTGACAACTTAACTGTCTCAGGTAATTTAACAGTTAGTGGAACACAGACAGTAGTAGATACTGTTACAATGAATGCAGCTAATGCAATCGTATTTGAAGGTGCTACTGCTGATGCAAATGAAACTACATTATCAATTGTTGATCCTACATCTGATCATACACAATACCTAATTAACCAAGGTGGTTATATTCCTGTATTAGATACTGTAACTACTACTGCAATTAGTGCAACTCCTGCTGAATTAAATATTATGGACGGTGTTACTGCCTCTACAGCAGAACTAAACATAATGGATGGAGTAACAGCTACAACTACTGAACTAAACTTAATGGATGGTGACAGTACAGTAGGAACAACAGCAATCGCAGATGGTGATGGATTAATTATCAACGATGCTGGTACAATGCGACAAGCTACTGTGCAGACTTTAGCTGCCTATTTAGATGATGAAATAACTGCAATGCCAAACTTGGTAACTACTGCTGCTACTACAGTAGGTGCGTTAAATAGTGGCAGTATTACTTCAGGGTTCGGTGCGATTGATAATGGATCATCTAATATTACAACAACAGGAACAATATCTTTTGGATCAATTACTGATGGCACTATAACAGCAACAGCATTTGTTGATGAAGATGATATGACTTCCAACAGTGCTACACTTATTCCTACTCAACAGTCTGTTAAAGCATATGTAGATGCTAATAGAAACGTATCAGGTTTGAATGCCACAGGTGCAGAAATAAATACTGTTGCAGATGCTTCAGCTATTAGTATAGATACTAGTACTGCTATAGCTAATAACGATGCTATATTAATGTATGACAATAGTGCTACAGCTATGAAGTACTTTGATGTAGACCTACTGGATACTTACTATGCAAGCAGCACTCAGACATTATCAAATAAAACCTTGACAGCACCCAAAATAGTTGATGGTGGTTTTATTGCTGATGCAAACGGTAATGAAGCTGTAGTATTACAGACTGCGAGTTCTGCTGTAAACGCAATAGAGATAACTAACGCAGCAACAGGTGGTGCAGTTGTTGTCGGAGCTATGGGTGATGACTCTAATATTGATATAGACATTACACCAAAAGGTACTGGTGAAGTTAATATAGCAGCAGGTAACTTAAACTATGCAGGTACAGCAGTTACGTCTACAGGTGCAGAATTAAATATCCTAGATGGTGTTACATCTACTACTGCTGAATTAAATAAGCTGGATGGTTATAACGGAACTGTAACAGAATTAAATTATCTTAAAGATCTGTATGATACTGGTGTTACCAATACAGAATTTGATTACTTGGATGGTGTAACCAGTAACATTCAAACACAATTAAATAGTGGCGTAACTACTGGAAAAAGCATAGCTATGGCTATGGTCTTTGGTTGATTAGGAGGTAAACAATGGCAAATCCAAATATAGTCGCTGTTAGTTCTATTTATGCAAACACAGTTATGGATGCAGACGTTGCAGCCTCTGCTGTTTCTTTGCTAACTTGTGGCTCTAACAAAGTACAAAAAATTAACTCGCTTGTTATAGCAAACATAGATGGAACTAACGCTGCTTCTATTGATGTATGGATAACTCGTAGCTCTGCTGATTATTATCTAGCAAAAACAATATCAGTTCCTGCTGATGCAACGCTAGTAGTAATTGATAAGAATATGGGTCTATATTTAATGGAATCAGACGTATTAAAAATACAAGCATCTGCTGCTGGTGATCTTAGTGCAGTATGCTCATACGAAGAAATAGATGACGCTTAATAAGGATTCCTAATGGTTCGTAGAGGAAGTTTCATAGGTGGTCAGGACAATCTCAGTGTACCTGACGCTCCAACTATAGGTGCAGCTACTGTTGGTGCTGGTCAAGTTTCAGTAGCGTTTACTGCACCTTCTGATGTTGGTGATGATCCGATTACTGGATATGGTGCTTCTGCGACAGATGGTACAAATGTTATTGGCGGTACTGGTTCTTCTTCACCTATAACAATTACTGGATTGACAAACGGTACTAGTTATACAGCGCAGGTATGGGCAATTAACGATTATGGCAATGGCCCACTGTCTGCTGCTACTTCTAGTTTTACTCCTGCATTAAACAGAGCAATTATGATTGGTAATGTTTCAGGAGAGTCAACTGATACGCAACGTATAGACTATGTAACAGTTCAAAGCACAGGCAATGCAACTGACTTTGGTGACACTATTGGAGATAGTATTTATCCTGATGCTGCTGGTTCAGATACAAGGTGTATTATTTATGAAGGTGGAGGTAATACATACAGCAATGTAATTAGTTATGTTACAATGGCAACAACAGGAAATGCCACAGATTTTGGAGATTTAACTAATGCTAGAGGTTATGCTTCTTCAGCTTCTAATAATGTAAGAAGTATAAATGCTGGAGGTATAGTAAATGCTGGTGGTGGTACTTACCAAAACGTAATTGATTATATTACCATACCATCAACAGGCAATGCTATAGATTTTGGTGATTTGTTGGGAACTTTTTTAATTCATGGTTCTGCTGCTTCTACAACAAGAATATTAACAGGAGGTGGTTATGGTTTATTATCAGGAGGACCATCTAATGTTTATCATGTAACAGTTCAATATAATACAATAGCAAGTTCTGGTAACTCTGTTGATTTTGGAGATTTAACAGTCGGAAGAACTCCGGGAGCATTAGCTAGTGCAACAAGAGCAGTATTTGGCCCGGGATCAACTGGATCAAACACTAACACAATGGACTATTTTACTATAGCCAGTACAGGAAATGCTACAGATTTTGGAGATACTACAACAAGTAAAGATTATGCTGGAGGAACAGCAGATTCTACAAGAGGACTATTTTTTGGAGGGGCAAGTCAAAACGTAATTGAATATATAACAGTAGCAAGTACTGGAAATGGAACAGACTTTGGAGATTTAACGCAAAATCATGCAGGAAAATCGGGTGGACATTGCAGTGATGTTGCGGCTGCACAAAACGAAGCAGATTTTGCTCCAGCAGCTATGGGAGTATTTGGTTTAGCTACAGCAAGTGGAGAACAATCTGCAATTCAATACATTAACATTGCATCTACAGGTAATTCTGCACTGTTTGGTGATATGCAATTACGAGATTATCAAGAGGGCGGTGTTAGTTCTTCAACTAGATTTGTTGCAAGTGGGGGGAGAACAGGTTCTACAACTTTAAATGTAATTGACCATTTGCAGTACGCTACAAAAGGAAAATCTGCTGATTTTGGTGATTTAACAGTAGGAAGATACGATCATAGTTCAGCATCAAATGGCACTAGAGGTATCATACTTGGCGGTACTACAGGAACTGTGTCTGATGTTATAGATTACGTCACTATCGCTTCAGCAAGTAATGCCACTGATTTTGGGGATCTTACAGTAGCAACTAAGTGGTTATCTAGTACAGCAGGTACAACTCGATTATTAAAATTTGGTGGGTATGATGGCAGTGCTAATACACTTGATACGATTGAATATATAACAATTGCTTCTACAGGAGATATGACAGACTTTGGAGATCTTTTAGCAGCAAAACGAGATCATACAGCAGGTGCAAATGCTACTAGAGCATTAGTATTTGGGGGTAATTCTTCTTA